GGCTGTCGTCCTCGAATGCCGCCATCAAGGCGATACGGTCTGTGGGCGCGACGCAGACCATCGTGGTGCCGGCTCCGTACTATAGCAAGTCGATGCTGTGGTCGATCTCCGATACCGCCCGCGTCATGGAAGGCGTCGCCGACCCATTCAACAACTACCTCTTCGAGGTCCACAACTACATGGACTCAGACGCGAGCGGCGGCAGCTCAGACGTGGTCGACAGCAACGTCGGCGCGGAGCGCCTCGTGGACGTCACAACCTGGGCGAGAGCCCACAATAAGAAGTTGTTCCTGGGCGAATTCGCTGTGGCCACGGATGACGCCAGCCTGCTTGGTTTAGCCAACATGATGGCGTTCATACAGCGCAACGCTGACGTGTGGTCGTACGCGACGTGGTGGGGCGCCGGCGACCGATGGCAGAACTACATGTTCCAACTCGACCCCGCAGACTATAGCAACCCCGTCGATCGGCCGCAGATGGCGGTACTCCTCAAGTACATGTAGCGTGTGATGGACAAGCGCTTTCAGGACAACCTCGGCCCCACGATGCGGCGTCGCATCGCACATGCGACCATCGCGAAGCGGAAAGCGAACCAGCGCGCGAAGCGGAAAGTCAGCAAACTGAATCGGGCGAAGGATGTACTGCGGCGCACCGGCCGTCAGGTATTCGATGCACGCATCGACGAAGGCAAGGCCGCGGGCGTTATGGTGCGTGTGGACACTCGTAAGATGTCGCCTGCGGCCGTGATCGAGTTGGCGGAGCAGATTCTTGAGCGCGAGTACTTGCGCAACACCGAGTTACGTGCGATGCATGGACTGAGGCCTTCGAAGAGGGAGCGACTGTGATGGACGAAGTTCTCCTTAAAAAGGGCGAGACAGTCGCCCTCGGTCAGTGGCACGGCGCCGGCATATGGGCGCTGTACATTAGCGGACACGGCGGCTTGATTGATTACCTAGTCGCGGACGACTTGCGCGAGATCGCGCGGCGTCTGCTGGAGGTGGCGGATGGCAAAGCCGAAGGATGAGGGCAAGCTAGAGGACGGTATGCACTGGCAGCTCGTGAAGGACGGCAAGGTATTCATGAGTGGATACTACGATGCCGACGCCCCGGACGGCTCCTATACGCGACAGGAGACGCGCCTACATCACGCGATCACGCTCGCGGCCCTCGGCACCATGTACGGCACAGAGGGCAAGTGATGGCCAAAGACGAGCGCGTATCAATAGTCGGCGACTCCGCCTACTTCGAGCGCATCCTCGCGCTGATGATTACGACGCACGGGCCGGTGCAGTTCGACCCAAAGGACTTCGCGGAGCTGTCACACCTCAGCGTCGTGGTCGTGCCGCACGATAAGTACCCGGATATGATGAAGGCGATCACGGTGACCCACAAGGCCGCCACAGATATGCACGGCAAGCCAGGGAAGGGAGTTATGAACTGATGAAGCCCGACGAAGTATACGAGAACGAGATCAGAGACGAGGACGGAACGGACTGGTTTAGGCAGATGATAGCCGTCCTTCTTGATCGCCTCGGCGAGCCCTTCTCCGTTACCATCACCGATGCCCAACTGGAGTCCATGGTTGGCAGGCGCCTGCGCGGCGAGGTATTCAGTGAGGGCGGAGATCGCATCCACCTAACGCTGCTGCCAAAGAAAGAGGGTGAGTGATGGAAGACCACTACATGGGGCCGCCGGACGAAGACAAGCCGAAGCTCGACGAGCAGGAGACCATCCAGATGGTAGCGACGGTGCTGGCGCTCACTATCAAGAACCTCGGCGCCCCCATCGCGTTCACGGAGGAGGCCCTATATTCGATGCGAGGGCACCAGATCCGTATTCATTACGTCGAGGACGGCGACTACTACGTCGCCTCCGTCGAGCCGACACCCGGCAAAGAGATCCATGGCGTATTCCTGAAGGGCGGTGACGCATGAGAATGAATGACCCCAAGAACGCGAAGCAGATGATCAGCGACCTTATGGACGCGATCACGTACGCCGCGGATCAGGCGGCCGAGAAGGGCCCGGACGAGGTGGCGGAGGTGCAGAAGATCCTGAACGCCGTGATCGACATCCTGATCGAGGTCACGACGAACACGATGGCTGCGCACGAGGACATCTACAGCAAGATGCAGGAGCTGGCGATCGCTAACGGCAAGAAGTTGCGCGGTGACGCGTGAGTTACGTGCAGACGTACCTCGGCAAGATGGACCCGCTTGGGAACATCGACGACATCCTGAAGCACATCAGTATCGTCGACATCGCGCACTCTCTCGCGATGAAGTGCCGGTACGGCGGACACTGCCGGCAGTTCTACTCTGTCGCGCAGCACAGCGTCCTGGTGAGCAAGTGGACGATGCCAGAGTTCGCGATGGACGGACTGCTGCACGACGCCGAGGAGGCATACTTCAGCGACATCCCTCGGCCGGTCAAGAAGATGATCCCGGGCTGGGAGGACATGATCATCAACATGAAGGCCGCGATCGCAGCCAAGTTCAAGCTCTCGCCCACTGAGCCTGCGCACGTCAAAGAGATCGATGACAGGATACTGATCGATGAACGGAAGTGGCTGATGCGCGACGACCCGGACCCGGACCTCGTGTGGCCCAGCGTAGATCCGCTCGGCATCAAGATCAGGCCGTGGCCCTGGCAGAAGGCCGAGAGCGAGTTCCTCAACGCCTTCAGAAGGCTTGGAGGCACGATTTTTGAGTAAAGGCAGGCGCGTCAAGAGCTGTGGGCCAAACTGTCAGTGCGTTATGGACCCCAAGAAGTCATGCACGGCGCCGAAGCCGCGCATTCGCGTGAAGGCACGTAAGTGGAGTGACGGCGGAGGCACAGGCCTCGTCGACTGGACAGGAGACCTGGGCCCGGGCCTTCAGGTCGATCACACGAAGGTGGCGGAGGAGAAATGAGCTTCATGTGGAGGTGCCCATCATGCGGGAATGTATGCTCAGACTATAAGTGCAGCTGCGGCCACTACCGCACCGACAGCGTAGCTCTGAACTACGACGGCTCGCCATACTTGGGGCCGCGGCTGTGCCCGTACGATCAGTACGGGGCGTGCACTTTACCTGACGTCTGCCACGGCAACCTGATCAACGGACACTGCGCCTGTGACGCAGACTTCAGGCCAAAGTCTAAGCCGACAGCCGCGGCGGACTGGGAAGGCAAGCCAGTCCATGAATTCGCGACGAAGTGCGTGCCGATGATACCAAACGACGGACAGATGTACCACATCGACAACCAGGAGGGCCGCACAGTCCACGACACATATCTCAGGCGCACCGAGGAAGAGGTCTGGTGGGACCCCTACTGCGCCGTCAACCGCGGGCACTGCGCGATCGATGACAGCGACAGCGGCGAGACGTGCCGAGGCGTCGGCTTCTGCATATGGCGCCTCGCGAGCGAGACATTCAATCCGTGGGCCGTCGACCTCTGCCTGCAGAACACCGACAACATCATCACGCACGCGCCTGACGTTGGGGCGCACTCGCCGCACTACCACGAGGACGCGAACCGATACAAGGAGAAGCAGATGGCTACACGAGAGCAGGCATACGACGACGCGATGGCGAAGGCCATCAAAGAGGACCAGCGCAAGCTTGATGCACTGATGGGCGCCTCTGTAGCCGGATCGACTGGAGGACTTAGCACCCCCAACGTGGTACTGCCGCAGGAGGAAGTAGACCGTCTGCTTGGGCGGCAGGAACTCCCGCTCGCCACAACGGCGTACCATGACACGCGCAACCCCAAGGACATCGCGGGCTCGACGAAGCCGCAATATCACCTGATACCAGATAACGAGGGCCTCGCGCGCGTATACATGGACGGCGCCAAGAAGTACGGCGCCTACAACTGGCGCGAGAAGCGCATCGCGTACACGGCGTACGTCAGCGCATGCAGGCGACACTTAGCGGCATTCATGGCGCGCGAAGACTTGGCCCCCGACAGCCTGCTGGCGCACATAGATCACGCCACCGCATGCCTGCAGATCCTCAGTGACGCAATCAACCACGGCACCGCGATCGACGACAGGCCCTACAACCCAAAGGTGAAGAAATGAGTGTATTCAGGCCGGTATACAGGGAGCTGTCGCTGGAGGAGAAGGACTTCATTGACTTCATCAAGAGCACCGCCGAGGTGCTGCACGAGGAGATCGTGTCGTACGTGCCTGAAGGCCGCGAGCGGTCGATCGCCAAGACGAAGCTTGAGGAGGCGATCATGTGGGCAGTTAAGGGGATCACCAAATGAGCTGGGAATGGAAGTACATCCTGACGATGCTCGTGCATTTTGGCATCTTTGGCCTCATCAATGCGGACAGGAAGGGCATGGAGTCTCTGCCGACCAACGCGTGGATGGATAGGCATCAAGTCATCACCGTGATATGGGCGGCGTCTATCCTGGCCACGCCCATCGTGTTCCTGTACTGGGTGTTCACGCTATGAGCGACGAACTGAAGCGACACAAGAACTTCGTGTGGGGGCTGCCCGACCTCGACGAGCAGCACCACCCGCACACGTCGTACCCGGTTGATTGGGCGGTCGTGAGCGTCCTGCAGGACATCAGGGACAACTTGGTGCTGATCCTGCAGGAGCTTACGCGCGAGGAGCCCAAGGCGCCGTGGTGGAAGCTTTGGTAGATTACGACGGTACGTGCGAGGAGCGCTACCAGATGCTGCAGGAGTACGTGCATCGCCTCGAAGAGGCCCTGTGCTACTTCTACAAGCCTACGCAGTACGCACAGATGAACAATAATGAGTTCTTCGCCACAGCCATCGAGGCGGCGCACGCGTACAACCACAGGTCGAGGAGATGAGCCTGCTGAACGAGAGCTGGCCGCCGAAGGATGACGATGGAGTATCACTCACCAACATCAAGCACCCGCGTCCGTGGCACTGGTGGGTATCGTGGCTGTGGTACCGTCTGTTTCCGCCCAGGCTCAACGAGGTGAGCCTTGAGAGGCTCCTGATTGAGATCAGGAGGCAGGCGGACGCGGACGGCAAGAAAATACAGATCGAGCCCACCAGGGTGATCTACAGGCCCGCGGACAGGGAGTGAGGTATCATAGTACCGCACTGACGCGGTAGTGACGTACCACAACTATTCGCGTGCGGTGTGACAGGCTGAGGCATGGAGGATTTTATGGAACCGATGGACCTGACCACTCTGCCCGATAGAGTGATAAACGATTTCGAGGGCGACCTCATGCTGCACATCTGGCGGCTGGAAGAGATGATCATCAACGCAGACTTCCTGGCCCGCGAGGTACTATTCCGGCTGAAGGGCACCGGAGAAGAATACGAAAACCTCAGAGATGAGGCCGTGGCCCTAAAAATGCGACTGTACGCCCATGTCGAGCAGGCCAAAGAGAACAGGGCGGCAGAGTACGGATACGCAGAATACAAGGAATAGGATGACCCAAGAGAACGTTATACAGCTCCCGTCTCCCCAGGCGCCGGAGCCACTCAGTGCTGACGAAATACAGCAGGTCGAGAACGTCCTGACCACGATGGTGGCGGACGCGCGCCCCATCGAAAGCCTGAGCCGTCGACCTGATATCTGGACGATGCTGGTTCGGATGTGCGAGACTGATCCGGGGATGCTTGCGCGCCTCGAACTCAAGATGCGAGACGACATGCGCATCGCTCACGTGGATGCCAAGGACGTCGACAAGTTCAACTTCAAGCCCATAAAAGACGAGGCGAAGCAGAAGGCCCGTACGCGCGCCGCGGAGGCGGCAGAGCTTCGACAGAACCTACGCGCGAGGCGAAAGCGGAACGCATCCATCACCGAGGCGGGCACGGCTGACACCGAGATACTGGCCTTCGCCGAGGGCAGCGAGAACCTCGACACGATGTCAAGCAGCACCGTCCTACAAGCGCGCGGCTGGCTTGAGACGCACTACAAGGGACGCATATGGCGCGACACATTCTACGGCAAGACCATGACCGACTGGACGGGCGCGCACCCACAAGAAAGCAAGATAGAGGCGACGCCGATTGATGACGACTTCCTGAGGTCAGTCTGGGCGACCGTGATGCGCGAGAACGACCCGAAGCTGTCTAAGATGGGCAAGCCTCAGATGGCCGAGGCGATCGAGATGGTCGCAAAGATGGATGAGCGTAACGAGCCTGTGGACTGGCTGAAGTCGCTGACCTGGGACGGCACACCCAGACTTGAGGGGTGGCTGTCGCGCGTCTTCTACACGCCCGACGACGCATACCACCGCGCGGTGGGCCGCTGCTGGCTTGTGAGCATGGTTGCGCGCGTGAATGAGCCCGGATGTCAGGCAGACGTCGCGCCCGTCCTGTGGGGCCCTGAGGGCACCTACAAGAGCACCTCCATCAAGATCGTGGGCGGCAAGTGGTTCGGCGTGATCACGACGTCGGTCGACAAGGATAAGGAATTCCTCCAGCAGATCAAAGGCAAGTGGCTGGTGGAGCTGGCCGAGCTTGAGCCCCTGATGCACAGGCACTCGACCGCGGGCAAGGTCAAGAACGCCATCACGGTGCGCGTCGACGAGTACCGCATCGCGTACGCGACTTACCCCATCCAGGTGCCACGCACTTGTGTGATGGCCGGCTCGACGAACAACATGGCATGGCATCGCGAGGGAGAGGGCGGACGCAGGTTCTGGCCGATATCGGTGCCACGCAAAGCCGACACGCAGTGGCTGATCGACAACAGGGATCAGCTGTTCGCCGAGGCGTTCCATCTATACAAGGCCGGCGGCAGCTGGTCTGATGTACCCGAGGATGACCAGAAGGCAGCGATCGCGGCGCACTACGCCGAGGGCGACCCGTGGTCATACGACATCGAGCGCTGGCTTGAGACGCCCGGCCTGTACACGGGGCCAGGATGCGGCGTGGCGCTGACTCACGGCAACCACGATGACCAGGAGGAATGGTCTCATTACGGTACTGCTGTTACCATAGGTAGGGTGCTGGGCATAGTGTTTGGGAGGAGCAAGGGAGACCGAAACAAGCGCGACGCGAACCGAGTTGCAGACACTATGCGAGGCGCAGGATGGAAGACAGCCCTAGTCAGAGTAGGGTCAAGCCGTACCTCACCTAAGACTACAATTTGGGTTAAGGATGACACGAAGGCACAAGGCGAGCTGCAACTCATTGATAAGCCTGAATTGTCATAGCGTGTGTGTGCCTCGTGCCTCGCATGTGTGCCTCGCTAGTTGTGAGGCACCTAAAGCTCAAGCGGGGCAGCGTTGTATGCCTGTGCCCCCTGTGCCTCTCATCTTTCTACTATATCGCATGAGGGGGGACGTAAATATAGGGGATACGAGAGCGAGAGAAAGAGAGAATATACGCACGCGGAGACTCTTGTACCCACATGCGAGGCACGAGGCACGAGGCACGCCCGCCCAGTTAAGAACCATTCTCAACAACTCGTGACCTACTACATATAGACGTGCCCTCACACCTACTGCGATTCGATGCGCCGCCGGCGCGCCGGGACATGGACACCATCGTACACGGAGGCCTCGGGAGCGCCGCAATCGTACACGGATCGTACACCGCGCCTGGGCAGGATAGTGAGAGTGCAAGCGGGCGTGCATTATGCGCGTGTGGATGCGGGACGTCGGATCCCGTAAGTCAGCGTCACATCCCACATCGCCACACCTCACACCTCGATGTGGTCAGCGCGTATGTCTGCAGCCATGGTGCGTATTAACGCCGTTCAGTGTCAAAAAGTGACCGGGTAGGGGCCTCCTATTGGCGAGCCTTGGGGCCCCCTTTTCCGCTGTGACCTTTCTCGCCCGGCCTGTATTAGGATCGGCATCCTAAAAATAGTGGAGTAGATTTTTGAAAAACCCCTTGACCCCTCGCGACTTCCATGGCAGGCCTGAAGTACCGCAACCCCTTCTCCACCAGGAGACCCCGATGCCCTTCGACGGCGCCACCTTCGCAAAGTCCCGCCTCTCGCCCGAGGCCCTTATGTCCGACCCCGCCAACATGATTGCGTGGCTAAATACCTTCGCGCCGACGGACGTCGTGACCCACGACATCGGCGACCCGGATCGCTGCCTCGGTGCAAACTTCCTCCGCGCGATGGGCTACGGTCTCGTACAGTGGCGCTGCTTCACCGGCGAGGTCGACGGCCGCGACGTCACGATCTATCCCCTGTCGGTCGTCGCTCAGGCTATCTCTCGCCTGCATCTCGGTGAGGAATTCGCATTCGTGCCGGTCACGGCCGCACGCGCCCTCGAAGCCCTGGGCGCCTAGGTGGCCGAGGACCTCGCACGCTTGGCCCGCGCACAGTCGAAGTCGAATCACGACTGGGTTCGGATGATCAACGACTACTGGGGACGTCGCGTCGCGCGCGTCGTGATGGACGACAGGATGCCGTCCGGCGACAGGATCGTGAGCGACCAGCCCTGGCATTTTGGCTTCCCACCGAAGGAGTAGACTATGGCCCCGAACTACGACAACCCAGACCTCGACCTCCCCGACCCCGCGGAGCCCGTGTACGACGCCGCCCAGGTGGCGTCCGCGATCGACGCCCTAGAGATGCACTACAACGGCCTGATGAGTCACGCCGTTCCGGCCGGCGACGGACGCTTCGCGTCGATCTCGTTCTCGAACCCCGCCGGTGATTCCGGCAAGTTCTACGGCCCCCAGACGCAGCTTGTCCTGCAGGCGGCGCGCCTCTGGTACGTCCATATCCGTGAGGGGCAGTGCGGAGTCGTCCCGACGATCACGGAGCCTAAGAAGTGGGTCTACCGCGTCCTGGTGTCCCTCGAAGGCGAGATCATGGACGACGACTACTTCAGCCCGTACGACCGCCGGAAGGACGCCTTCATCTTCGCGGCCACCCTGGACCCGAAGACGTACGACTCCGTCGACGTGGTCGAGGACGAAGTCCCCGCCGACACCATCTCGTGTGCGCCCCAGATCGAGAACGACGAGGTCGAGCTTGACTTCTGATCGCGCCTGCGCCGGCTGCCGATTCTTCGTGCGCGGCCGTCGCCTCCCTTCCCGGAGCCTAGTGGTGGGCAGCGTCGAGCCATGGACCGACGAGCCGTCGCTGTATGGCTACGGAGACTGCCGCATCCGTAGCGTCCCCTCATTTCCGACTAGGTGGCTCGACGACTGGTGTGGCGAGTGGCAGGAGCGCGAGGAGCCCCGGATGGACTTCAAGACGGACGCCGAGTACGTGGAGCGGAACCTGGGCGCCCGGAGGTCGACGTGACCGACGAGTGGCTGTCCTTCGTGCTTGAGATCCCCGTGAAGTGGTCCCTCGTGGCCTACGTCCTGTGGGTGCACTGGCCGATATGGCCGAAGTGATAGGCTAGGGGGCATGGCAAAGACGTACGAGGACCCGGGGCCTCTCCCGGAGGGGGCGACGCCGGCGGAGCGCCGGAAGTGGGCGAAGCAGCAGGAGGACTTCCTGACGGAGGGTGGCTCTCGTGGACACAAGACCTCCCTGGACCAGCCGATAACGAAGAGGGATAGGAACCACACCGACGTCGCGATGCGCCAGCTGCGTCGGAACCACGAGCAGTTCATGGCGATGCGTTCACCGGTGAAGGCTGCCCTCTGGCTCGCCCTCTCGCTTCCCGCTAAGGACACGCTTCACAAGGCCGAGATGCTCGACCGCTTCATCAAGGCACAGAAGGGTGAGCTGGAAGACGGCAAGGAATTCACGGCGCCCGAGGACCTGACCATCGTCGAGATGGCGAACATGTGGGCCGCCGCCGCGCTGAAGGGTGACCTGACGGCCCTCGAACAGATTGCGCAGAGGGTCGAGGGCAAGCCCGGCCTTCGCAGCGACGACGTAGACCCCGACGACCCGAAGCAGAAGCAGCAACTCCACGCGGTCACCGAGAACCTCGTAGCCGCCCTCACGCAGGCCGCCCTCGCGAACGTCTCGCCGGCCGATAAGGCGAAGGCGATTGATGTCGAGCCGACGCTTGACAGTTCTGAAAAACAGGAGTAGAAGATCGCCATGAGCAACTGGAAATTCAGCTGGGGCCCGTTCTACAACATCTACGAGAAGTCGACGACGGAGGGCGACTTAGTCCCCGTATACGACCCGCCGCACGGCGACTACTACAGCAGGCCGTCGCAGCCGAGGTACGCTGCCCCCTGCGGCGGCAAGACCGCGAAGCAGATTATTGATGAAGAGGTCGAGCGTGTCCGTCGCGAGAGCCAACTCAAGCGACAGGAATTCGCGGAGCCCTTCGCGGCGCCGTACTACTTCTGGCTCGGCATCGACGCGGAGCTTCGGCTGTGGTAGAAGCCCTGATCTTCGTCCACGTCTTCTACTGGACGATCGGCTCCCTGGTCTCGATGACCGCCGGCGCCGTCGTCACGTACTTCGTCTACTACACAGCAACGAGGATGCAATGACCCACCACAAGCCCTCCGCTGATCACCCCTGGAAGCGTGATCGCTACCAGACGGCGCCGTTCGTGCGGACCAAGACACGGAGCGACGTCGAGCGCGACAAGGTCGTGCTGAGTGAGATCCGTTCCGCGATCCTGATCGAGAAGATGCCGCTGCTGCCGTCTCCTCTTGAGACGACGCAGTTCGGTGACCGCGACATGGCCGTACTGAGCGGCGAGGGCTGCCGCCAAAAGAAAGCGATGCGGTATGGTTGATCCGCGAAAGCATCGCCTTGAAATCTGGCGCTCCGCCATCGCCGCCGCGGAGCGACAGCTTGAGAGCTTCGAAAGGAGTCTGGTGCACCCGGGCAATACGCCGTACGACACCTTGATTGCGGGATTCTGGCGCGAGATCGCGGCCTGCCACGTCGACAGCCTGAAGACGACGTACAAGAAGATCATTGGGGAGTAGCTCAGTTGGAAGTAGCGCCTGCCTGTTAAGCAGGATGTCGTAGGTTCGAATCCTACCTCCTCAGCCATATGTTATGTTGGAGTGTGGACCTCCGACAGCAAGTATCATCCCTAGACCCCCTCAGCCTAGCCTTCATCGCCGCGGAGCAGACGTGGCTCACGAAGGCGATGGACCCCGACCGCGAGCGGCCCGGCGAGCAGATCCTGCCGCTCGCCGGCTGGAACCTCGCGATCGCGCAGGCCGGCCGAGGATTCGGCAAGACCGAGATGGGCGCGAACTGGCTCCGCCGCGAGTGCCTCACGTACCCCGGCATAGTCTGTCACGTCGTGGCGCCGTCGCACTCCGACTTGATCGGCACCATCTTCGATGGCATCTCTGGCATCCTGGCCGTCACGCCTCCGGAGCTGATCGAGGAGGTCAACCGGTCGGACGCGATCCCGTTCATCCGCTTCAAGAACCAGTCCCTGATCCGAGGCTTCTCTTCGCATAGCCCTGATCGACTCCGTGGCCCGCAGTGCTCACGTCTGTGGGGCGACGAGCTCGCAGCGTGGGGTGTCGGCGCCGAGGCGACCCTCTACAACATCGATTTCTCGACTCGTATCGCCTACAAGGCCGCCGACGGCCGCGTGATCGAGCCGCAGCGCCTCTACACCACGACGCCGAAGCCCCTCTCGTGGCTCAAGGAACTAGTCGACCGCGCGCAGCACGTCGTGCGCGGCTCGACGTACTCGAACAAGAAGAACCTCGCCGCCGACTTCATCAGAGACATCGGCATGTATGAGGGCACGAACATCGGTCGCCAGGAAATTTATGGCGAGCTGCTCGACATCAGCGAGGCCGCGATCATCAAGCGATCCTGGCTTCGCGTCTGGCCGAACAGCAGGCCTCTGCCGTGGTTCGACTTCGTCATGGTGGGACTCGACACGGCCTTCACGGAAAAGACTTTTGACAAAAAGAAGTTTGAGGCTGACCCGACGGCCTGCCAGATCTGGGGCGTCTTCGTTCACGATCGAAAGTGGAACATGATGCTGCTGGACTGCTGGGAGGATCACCTCGGATTCCCGGCGCTCGTGGCGCGCGCCCAGAAGGAGATGCGGCGCGAATTTGGGCGTCGCAGCGAGACGCTCTTCCAGCCGATGATCGGCCAGAGCATGCACGCCGAGCAGGTGAAGCGCCCTGACCTGATGATCATCGAAGAGAAGGGATCCGGCATATCTTTGCGACAGATGCTATCGCAGGAGGGACAGGACAGCTGGCCGTACAACCCCGGGAAGGCGGACAAGCTGTCGCGCCTGCATTCCGTGTCGCACGTCGCCGCGAACCTCCGAATCTGGCTTCCGGAGTCGACGAAGGCGAAGGGTGAGCCCAGGAACTGGACGAAGAAGATGCTGGACGAGGTCTGCACGTACTCAGGGCCCGGCACCACGAAGCACGACGACCACGTCGACGTCTTCAGTATGTGCGCTAGGTATTATGCCGACCGATGGCTGACCGCGGGCGTTCAGGGCGAGATCAGGGACGGCAAGATCGCGGACCCGATGTCCGACGTCGTAAACGTCCCGGAGGAGTGGCTCCCGGAGGACCGCCGACCGGGCGAGTCGTCCTTCCAGGAGGAGATTGACAACTGGTACGCCTGATGGCAGGGTCGGAGTAGACCCTAACTCCGGAGATTACATGGACGTCGCAAACGACGAGCACCTGAATACGGACGAGCCGCCGAAGCGCGGCCGCGCCGACGGCAGCCTGATCGAGGTGCCGAAGCAGGACGAGGTCCTGGTGACGTACCCGGACACGCTCGACGGCTTCCTGGCCGCATGGGTCGTGCGCAAGGTCGCCCAGACCAAAAACATCGCCGTCGAGATGTGCAAGGGCTCTCCCGCCCCCGACATCGACCTGAACGGTCGAAACTGGATCATCATTGGCGACAGCGCTGCTCCGGACGAGATCCCGTCAGCTGCGAAGTCGTATCTACGCATCGACACCCACAAGGACGACGTCAACGCCGTAGACGCCCTGGCGTTCAAGGACTGGGTCCGAACCTTCCCGTTCGGCATCAAGACAATGTCAAAGCACGGAGCCACGCACGGCCGCGCCAGCGGCACCAGTCTCTGCAAGGCCGCATGGGATTTCTTCTACGCCGACCGGAAGGGCTTCGACAAGATCTCGCGCGTCCTCGATTATGTCGACGACAGCGTCACTTCGAATCGCTACGGCGACACCGCCGACGTGGTCGCATGCGTCGACAGCTACCCGCGCGACTGGCGCACATTCGACTCTCTGATCGAGGCCGGCGACGACCGCAAGCGCCTCGCGTACATCGTGGTCGGCGGTCAGGCCATCCGCCGCTATCAGGAGAAGTGCCGGAACGCTTCGTTCTAGGCCTCCTGGCGTAGCTTTATGCTACGCTGAGGGATGGCCTCCTATGACGACCGCGACGGCGGGCGCTTCGCCGCGCCCTTCTACAACTACCAGACTCCGCCGTCGTCTGCGGGCTCGAATCCGCCGGCCCGGGTCTACGCAGAAGGTGGCTCAATCAGGGCTGCTATACGCGCAGCCGGTCGGGTATTTACTGGCCAGACGCATATGGATGCCCTGGCGCGTGCCGCTGAGAAGTTGCCGCCTGACGTGTACGCTCGCGTGCAGGGCGATGCCGATAACAGAGGATTCATAGATCACCGCGGTCGATTTTTAGACCGTGATCAGGCCGGACAGTACGCCAGAGACTTTGGACTACTGGACAAGGACGCCCCTGATTGGACGCGCGAGCCCGGCGCGCCCTTGATTTCAGAATATCTGCCGTACAGGAACGATCAAGGCTATGCCGCCGGCGGTCCCGCCCGCAGTCCGTACGAGCGCTTCATAGACGGCGATGACCGCGACGCGGACATGTACGGCGCGATGCGTCGTCAGGCGCCGCTCCCCGTTCCGCACAGCTGGCGCGAGATGCCGAACACAGGCCGCTCCCTCAAGGAGGCCGGCCGACGCCTGATGAACGTCGACACCTCCCTAGAACCGGAGGACCTCGCGCGCATCGGCGCCAACGTCTCGCAGTTCCTCGCGCCGGACGCCACGCGCTTCACGAGGGAGATGGGCCCCGCCGGTGCCCCGCTCGACGTCGCCAACGTAGTCACCTCCGCGAGCGGCAAGCTACCGGCTCTGGCGATACAGGGCGGCCTCGGCATCTACGACACCCTGATGCATCCGTCCGAGGACACCGGACCCGAGACGCCGCAGGAGCTTCCGCCCGAAGTCGGGATGCGCGGCTACGCCGAAGGCGGACCCCTCAAGTTTATCACCGGCCTCGCTCGGAAGTTCGGCGCCGCCTCCGAGGAGGCCGGAAAGTCCGTACGCGACTACACGACCCTGACCGGCAGGGAGGCCCTGTCTTACGGTAAGGAGCGCACACCGCTTGATCGTCTGCCTTTCGAGCCGGGATCTCAGTTTAGTGTCACGCCCTCCAAGAGGGCGATAGACTACATGACGGATCAGGACGAGCCGTTCTTCAGTATACATTCCCATCCCGTAGTGTCTGATCTCGACACCCCAGCATGGAAATCTATGGTGGGGACGGGAAGGATATCTCCCACCGGCGCCTCAACTATTATGAAAGAGGGCCGCGCCTTCGGCTTGGCCTATCCGTCTGTAGGCGACCTTCAGTTCCTGAGGGGAAACAGCCCTGATTTCCATACGATGATGATCGAAGGCGCCGGCGCCGACAACAACCGCGTATCTCTATCTGGCAACACAGACGCACTTAATCGCGGCATAGATTTCATGAGAGGTCGTGTCAACACTAAAGACGCGGGCATCAGTGATCGCATACAAGACATCCACAAAGACCTTGGTCTGCGCCCATCGGACAGGTCCCCATTTAGTTTGTTCATGAACGACGCCCTATCAAGGCGCGGCATTGACACATCCATGGACGCCGCCGGGCAGGCATCTAACGGGATGCCGTACAGCGACCTCTTGAAGAACTATAGAGATGCGCTTGGTACTCATATGCCGGAGTCGTGGGAATCTCACGGCGGCCCCATCGAGTACCACAACGAGATCGGCAAAGTCGGGAAAGCCATCCGCACGATCCGCAACTCCTTCGGCTCGCTTCAGGGCGCCAGGATGGAGCAGGCCGCCGACTTGGCGAACCTAGACCGATACTCGATGAAGGGCCTACTCGACACCTTCTCGCCGACCGGCGAGTACCGCAATTCGCTCTACACGACGCTTCCTCCGTACGCATTCGAGGACTACGCGAAGCAGCTCCCGGCTAGCGCGGCGGATAAGGTTCCGTACCCTCGCTTCAGTCACTCTATGCCCGGCAACGAATACAGACGCATGTCTAGAGACGACATGACGCAGGACGAGTACCTAAACCGCCTCGCCAATCACATCCAGACTAAAGGCATGGACGAGCCGCCTGAGTTGTGGATGTACAAGAACCCGGACGACATGACCGCGATCGAGGGACACGAGGGCCGTCACCGTATGCGTGCGATGGACCGCATGGGCGATCAGTCATCGCTCGTTCGTCTCAATAACGTGAACCCGAAGGAGTTCGGGCGCGACCCCGTTGAGGACGCCGTCGAGCGCATGCAGCAGAAGTACCTGCCGCAGGGCGCGAACACTCCAATACTGCCGGAAGACTTACACGAGATGCAGCGTCCGCCGCTTCGTCTCGGCAGCGAGGCCTTCGCGCGCGGCGGCGGCGTAGAGTACCACGCCGACCTCGGCCCCGTCGGCAAGGGACTGACGACGCTTCTGCGGGACACCGTCGGGAAGCCGAACACCGTCAAACTCCCTGGCGGCTTCCAGATGCCGGCTCACCCCATCAAGGAGTTCGAGGACGTCGCTCACAAGTTCGCTACGCGCTACGGCAACGACTACCCCATCACGTCGTATCCGAAGCTTGATGAGGACCGCGCGCGCAAGATCGCGCAGGGCTACGAGGACATGAGGCATGACCCCTCTGACCCGCGCGTCAAGCGTGCCTACGACGCACTGATCGACGAGACGATGGACCAGTACCGCGCACTAGAAGGCACCGGCGCTAAGTTCGAGTTTTTGAAGCACGGCGAAGGTGACCCGTACGCGGCCTCTCCGTCACTCGGCTACAAGGACCTCGTGCAGAACGGACGCCTGAAGGTTTTTCCAACGGAGCAGGGATATGGAACCCAGACCGACATCAGCGATAATCCGCTGCTCAAACGTGTCGGGCGCGTCGGTGATCTGGATAACGCCACCGCAAATGACGCTTTCCGTGTCGTGCATGACGCTCTGGGCCACTTTGGACCGGGAAATCCGTTCTTCCGTGCGCCCGGCGAGGAGCGCGCGTGGCTCAACCATATGCGAGCCTACTCGCCCGACGCCGTCCCCGCCGCGACCTCAGAGACCCGCGGACAGAACTCCTGGGTGAACTTCGGGCCGCAGTCCGCCGCCAACAAGGGAGCGAGCGGTGCCGACACCGTATACGCCGACCAGAAGGCCGGCCTGCTTCCTGACTGGATGTGGGACCCGAACGGCAGCGACGTCGAGCGCCACAAGGACCTCGGCCCCGTAGGGCAGGCGATAGGCCGCGCTGCGAAGTACCTGATCGATCCCGCCCGCGAGTCCTTCCCCGGAATCTACAAGCCCTCGTCGGAGCTGGTATCAGATGCGAGGGCGCGCCTGATCGCCGACCCCGGCCAGGAGGGCAACATGTACAAGCTCTTCGGTCATACCCGCAACAGCCTCGATGAGTTATCACAAGGCAACCGCGACCTCGATAGCATCCGTCCGTTCTTGCAGCCGCACCCGTTCAACCTCAGTGGCACCGCCAGCAGCAGTCCCCGCGCCCTCACGAACCCCAACGCCGGCCGCCTTCGCAGTGCCCTATCGGCCGGCTTGTCAGATCCCGATATCAAGCTGACGCGCTCGTGGTACGAGATGTCTCCGCTGTGGGATCGCATGCGCGAGCTGGGCACCGGCGACCGCGCCATGACGGACCTCAACAACCGCACCGCCGTCATGTCGGCCGGCAGCGACCCCAAGACAGAAATCAATCGCGGCTTCTATGCCAACTGGCTCGCCAAGCACGGCCGCCTCGATGACTTCGTGCGCTACGGCGGAGTGCCGGAGCACGAGCGCCTCAGCGGAGACTTCCCGGAGGAGTTGATGGGTCTCCAAGGCCACGCCTACCACGGCACCGCCCAGGTCCCCAACCTGCTCGACTACGAGAATACCGGACGCCTCTGGCCGGCAAACCACAAGGTCCCGACCTACGCCGCCGCCACCGACCCTCACTTCCCGTACTCAGATCGCCCCATCGCGGACAGCCACTTCAATCGCATCCTGGGTTTCCCGGACGTGAGTACGGCGACCACCGACGCCGTCCGTCGCGGCGTACCTTCGAACACGGAATACAGCGATATCGTGCCGTGGTTCAGCGACAAGGTCGCTGGCCGACTCGGCATGAGGCCCCGCGACGCCCAGGCTCTGCTATGGAACCTCGGCGGCCCCCAGACCGGCGTCCGATACATCGGTCCCTCGAAGCTTGAGATGATCTCGAACCACATGGCCGACGTCGCTGAGAAGCGCGGCATCCATCCGGAGGAGGCCCGCGACTTACTGCTGTCTGGTGAGATCGGTGGCAGCTCAGGCGGGACACGCATGCCTCCCCGCGGCGCGACTATGTCTGTGCCCGACATGTCCGGAATACACGACGCCCCCTACGACTTCAGTCAGATCCCGGAGCCTAACGCCCGCGGGGGCTCAGTTGATGATTCTATGCTAGGCTGGAAGAGTATGTTCTTCGACTCGCACGGCGGCGAGATCGGTCACGGCCACTTCGGGAGCGAGATCTAGCATATGGCAGACGACATCAGGGGCGGACGCGCAATAGATCCTATGCGCGAAACACTCAGCGACCCCGCCTCTACGCTCAAGCCCACTAAGCCGGCCGGCAGCGAGGTCACGCTGAACGACGACGGAACCGCCGACATAGACCTCGGCGAGGACACGGACGTCGAGTCCACGACTGAGCACTTCGACAACCTAGCTGACGGCATGGACAGCCGCGAGCTGTCCGACATAGCGATGGACCTCCTCGACGCCATCGAGGTCGACAAGGACGCACGCCAGAAGCGTGACGCCCAGCAGGAGGAGGGCCTCCGCCGCACCGGACTCGGCAACGACGCCCCCGGCGGCGCCCCCTTCCCCGGCGCCTCCCGCGTCGTACATCCGATGATGACCGAGGCCGTAGTCGACTACTCGGCCCGCGTCACTGGCGAGCTTCTGCCGCCCGAGGGGCCCGTCAAGTCCCAGACGATCGGCATACCCACGAACGACAAGACGGACCGCGCCGACCGCACCGCGCGCCACATGAACTACCAGCTCACGGAGGAGATGCCTTC